GAAAGATTTGAAACATATATTTCACCATTAATAAAAAATCTCCCAGATATAAAGTTATCAACAAGACCAAAAGAGGGTGATTTGATTTGGTTTCCTCTTGGAGATAGATTATTTGAGATTAAATTTGTTGAACACGAGAAACCTTTTTATCAACTTCAGAAAACTTATGTTTATGAACTGAGATGTGAACTCTTTAGATATGAAGATGAGGTCATTGACACTGGAGTTGAAGAAATTGACGATAATGTAAAGGAAGAGGGTTACATCCAATCTCTCACTATGGTTGGTTCTGGAGTTACTGCATCTGCACTTACTGGAATTGTAAATGGTGGAGTAAGATTCATAACAGTTACCAACAGAGGTAATGGATATACTTCTACACCAAGAGTGGCAATATCTTCTGCCCCTAGTGGTGGATTAACCGCAGTAGGAATTGCAACTCTTATTGGTGGATTAGTTGATTGTAATGGTAATACAGAAAACTATAAGGTTCAGGGTGTTGAAGTAATAAATCCTGGATATGGATACACAGTTGCACCATCGGTTGTATTTGTTGGTGGTGGAGGAGCAGGAGCTGCAGCAACTTCAACTATTGGTGATGGTGTAGTTGGAATTATCACCGTCACCGCAGGTGGTTCTGGATACGAAACTGCTCCAACAGTAACATTCACTGGAGCTCCAGGTGCTGGAGTAACCGCAACCGCAAGAGCATATATAAACACTGCTGGCATAGTGACTTCAATTTACATTACAAATGCGGGTCTAGGATATACAGAAACTCCAACCATAACTATTTCTTCACCATATTCTGCTGGTGCGGGGACTTATATTTACAATGAAACTGTTGTAGGAAGTATTAGTTCCACAACTGCTGTGGTGAGAGATTGGGATTCTGTAAATAATATCTTACAAGTTTCTAATATTTCCGGAACTTTTGTAAATGGGGATATTTTAACTGGATCAGAATCTGGAGCAACTTATAAAGTAAGAATCATAACAACAGATAATACTGTAGATAAGTATGCACAGAATGATATTATCGAGACTGAAGCAGATTTGATTATAGATTTTAGTGAGTCCAATCCATTTGGAAACCCATAAATAGTATATCGCAATTCCCTGACAAATGTTTGAATATTTTTACCACGAAATACTAAGAAGAACTATTGTTTCGTTTGGTTCTTTGTTCAATAATATTTCCATCAAGCATCAGAATAATTCTGATGTGGTTGTAAGCAATATGAAAGTTCCTCTTGCTTATGGACCGATCCAGAAATTTTTGGCAAGATTAGAACAAGCTCCAAACTTAAATCAACCAGTTCAAATGTCATTGCCAAGAATGTCATTTGAATTTACTGGATTGACCTATGATACTTCAAGGAAAGTAACGACTACTCAAACATTTTTATCGGCAGTCACATCAGATAAGACTCAACCAAGAAAGTCTTACATGCCAGTTCCATATAATATGTCATTTGAACTTAATATTATGACTAAGTTGAATGATGACATGCTGCAAATTGTTGAACAAATTATGCCATATTTCCAACCAGCATACACAATGTCGGTTGATTTAGTAGAAACTATTGGTGAAAAAAGAGATATTCCTGTTGTCCTTGAAGGAATTTCTATGCAGGACGATTATGAAGGAGATTATTCAACAAGAAGAGCACTTATCTATACGTTAAGATTCACAGCAAAAACATACCTCTTTGGTCCTGTTGCAGATGTATCCAAAGATATTATCCAAAAAGTTTCTGTTGGATATATTGCAGGGGATCGTACAAATACTCCAACTAGAGAAGTTACTTACTCGGTAGAACCTACGGCAACAAAGAGTTATACTGACAATGTAATAACAAATCTTAGTAAAGATCTTACAGATATTGCTACAATAATTGAAGTTAATGATGCATCTTCCATTACTGTTGGTGGAGTAATTATTGTTGATGATGAAAATCTTAGAGTTGCTTCTAAGTCCGGAAATAAGGTTACTGTAGAAAGAGGATTTAATAGCACATCTTCTTCCGCACACGTATCAGGTGCTGAAGTTAAATTGATTACAACAGCAGATGCAAATCTCATTCAATTCGGTGATGACTTTGGATTCAGTGGTTCGTTCTAATGAAAGAATATGAAAATGACAAAAAAATTCGATGACTTGAATGATGCTTTTAATGTTGCTGGAGATATAGTCTCCCGTGAAGTAGAATCTGTTGAGGAAAAAGTAGAAACTATTGCATCATCAGTTTCTAATGATCTCAAGAAAGATTATGAGTATACGAGGGGTAATTTGTATTCTATTATCGAAAAGGGGCAAGAGGCACTTAATGGCATCCTGGAACTTGCCCAAGAAAGTGAGATGCCAAGAGCTTATGAGGTTGCTGGGCAGTTAATCAAGAATGTTGCAGATGCTACAGATAAACTTATAGATTTACAAAAGAAACTCAAGGATATTGACGAGCAAAAAGTTAAGGGACCAACTAATGTCACTAATGCACTTTTTGTTGGTTCTACAGCAGAGTTATCCAAGTTACTGAAGAACGGACTTACTGAAGATAATAAATAGTGGAAAGGGAGAGAAATCCCGAAGTACACACGTTACTAATAAGATGTCTAAGGAATTACCTTCCATTGAAGATTTTGCTAATAACAATAATCTCCCATCAGTTGATGAATTTATAACAGAAGAAGTTGATGAACAACTTCCTTCAGTAGAAGATTATATAGAAAAAGAAGAAGTAGATTTAAACGAAGAATCGATTAATGTTACCGGAGATTTTAACGGAACATTAATTGTAGGGGATTCTAAAGATCAAGAAAATCAATCAGAAGGATATCTTATTGCCAAGATTCTGGAGTTAATCTCTGAGGTAAGAAAAGATATTCCTGAGATACCAGAAATAAAATATTATGATGAGGAGTTAGAAAGACTTTGTGAAATTGTAGATCAGGTAAGATCAGAAATACCTGAAGTAAGATATTATGAAGAGGATATTGAAAGATTAGAACAAAATATCCAAGACGTTAAAAATCAAATCCCAACTTTCCCAAAGTGGGTCAATGAAGTAAATGAAGTTCCTGATTTTTCTTGGATTGGGAAAACTTTTAGTGTCATTGATGATGACTTTATTAATGTTAATGATAAGATTGAAACTTTAAGAGAAAACGTTAAATTAAATATCGATTCTCTTATCGAAGAAACTGAAGTTAAGTTCTTTGAAAATAAAGTTGAGATTGAGTCCAATATTAAACAATTGGACGAAAAGTATCAAGAGGTAAAGGATAGGATTTGGAAAGAACTTAGAGAATCGTCACTTAAAATCTGGGAATATCACAAAGAGTTTAAGGATGACGATCGTAAGTTAAAAAAACAAATCACAAATGAATATAATTCTCTAAAACAAGGTCTTGAGCAAAAACTCAAAGAGATTAATGAGAATAGTGTTAAAACCGACCAAGTTCTTTTAAATTACTTTGAGACTCTCAAGGAAGAAATCTCAGGACTTCCAAAGGTAAAGTATTACGATGAAGATCTTAGACATGTAACAAATGATATTAAAGATCTTTATAGCCTTGTAGAGACTATAAAGATTGAACAAAAGAGTCTTCAAGAAAATTTACTAACAGAACCACCAAACGAAAAAGAATCTATTGGGGTTTCACCAGATCCATTAACTCCAATGGATCAAAAGTTTGCAACTTTAGATGACCTTGCAAATCACTATAGAATATTCATCAATAGAATCCAAACTCAACTCTCAACGATGGGAGGAGGTGGTGCAGGATTCATCAAAGATCTTGATGATGTTTCTTTCGATCAAACCACTGGTAATGGAAAACTCTTAATTTATGACCAATCCAACTCAAGATGGGTTGGTATTGCTAGCACTGCATTATCATCGGGTGGTGATTTAAACACGACTTTAGGGTTAGGAAACACTTCGTCTCTCGGAATGAGTGTTGGTGTTGTTACTGCAACTGGATTCATAGGTGATTTAACTGGTAATGCTGATACTGCTACGGTATCTGAGGGTCTTACAGGAACTCCAGACATTGATGTAAGGAATATTATTGGTGTTGCTGCTACTTTTAGTGGCAATGTTTCTATTGCTGGAACTTTAACCTACGAAGATGTTACAAATGTAGATTCGATTGGAATTATCACTGCAAGAAGTGATGTTATCGTTCAACAAAATCTGTCTGTTGCTGGAGTTGCAACTTTCAATACTGCAAGTGGTGTTGGTACAGTTTATGTTGGACTAGGGAGCACAGCACTTTATGTTGATGGTGATGCTCGTATTACAGGAATATTAACTGTTGGTAGAGCATCTGTTGTTATCGATGGTGATAATAATACAATCACCGCTGGAGATGTTTTGATTACTGGATCTTCAATTACGATTGGAGACAACGTAACTATCAATACTGGTGCCACAGGTATTAACTCGGCACCAAATGTCATTTACGTTGCAAAGGATGGTGACGATTCAAAGAATGGAACATCTATTGACAATGCAAAATTAACAATTGCAGGTGCTGTATCAGTTGCTCAAACAGGAACAACTATTAAAGTTCTCTCAGGGACTTATAACGAAAATAATCCAATAGAAGTTCCTGCTTTTGTTTCAATTGTAGGAGATAACTTAAAGACAGTAACTGTAATACCAAATAATTCAACTGAGGATATCTTCCACGTTAACAAAGGAACTTATCTTGCAAATATGACATTTGTTGGGCACGTTACTCCAAGTGCTGCTGTAGCATTTCCCCCAGGCGGTGCTACCAACACTGGAGGTGGTAAATGGGAAAGTCCTTATATTCAAAATTGCACTAGTAATACAACAACTGGAACTGGAATGAGAATTGACGGAGATCTTTCTGAGGGATTGAAGTCGATGGTTGTTGATAGTTATACTCAGTATAATCAAGGTGGTGTTGGTATTGCAGTAACAAACAATGGATATGCACAACTCGTCAGTGTATTCACTATCTGCTGTAATGAGGGAATAACCGCATACAAAGGTGGACAATGCTCTCTGACAAACAGCAATACTGATTTTGGTACTTATGGATTGGTTGCTGATGGTGTCAGTGATCTTCAGTTTACTGGAATTGTAACCACAAGTGCCTCAGTCGGAACAGATACTGTTGCTGTTGCTATCAATACGACAACAAGACCCTATGAGGGACAGGTTCTTTACTTTGATACTCTTTACTACACTGTAGAAACTATTGCAGTAACTAATGGAGGAAGTGGATATACATCAACACCATCAGTTACCGTAGGAACTCCAACAGGACCTAATGGTTCTACTGCAACTGCTTTTGCAACTTTAGATGGAGATCGTGTTTCTACAGTTACAATAATTTCCAGTGGATCTCAATATACATCAGCACCATCAGTGACTATTTCAGCACCAGATTCTGGCACGACTGCAACAGCAACCGCAAATGTCACACCAATCTACTACACAATAAATAGTTCAACTCCAGTAGTATCT